CTAGAACCTCTAACATATATGTGGGTCCGACTGGAGTAGTCGGACAGTGGAGCTGTTTCAACTCAACATCACACAACATGTTTATTGGCATCTGTAACAGGGTGTTGATAGTTAAGAACCCTGGATTTGATTATGATCAATTAATTGGAAAATACCATTATTTGCCTCACTATCTACTCAAAGGTCTTAGAGACAAACCTATGCATAGCGTTCAGGACTCACCGGAATTCTATAGTAGTGCTCTCCTTCCTGTGTGGTATGGAGACTTACAAAGTGTGGGAAGGCGGTTGGCTTCGTGTGTGAGGGTGAGGAAAATAACTCGCGAAGAGTTTGTTGAGAGTAGGCCTAAAGGTAAATACCAGGCCTATGCTCAAGCTTATCAAGAATTATTGGACCAAGGAAAACTTTTACCAAAAGATTGGCATGTGAATATTTTTATAAAATGGGAACTTGTCGCATCTTCGGATAAAGATCCTAGGATCATATCACCCCGATCATACAAGTACAACATACTTCTTGGCCAGTACATTAATAAATATAATGAACTAGCTATTTACAAGGGTATAGACACTTTATGGGGAGAAGAAACAGTATTCAAGCATTGTACTTTACCTGCGATGGCTAATCAAATTGTGAGGAAATGGGAAACCTTTTCCTGTCCGGTAGCGGTAGGGCTAGATGCCAGTAGATTTGATCAACACGTGTCAAGACAAGCTCTCAACTTTGAACATTCTGTTTACAGACGCCTTTTCCGCAGCACCAGGAAAGGTGATTCAGAGTTACATTGGTTGTTGAGACGCCAACTTGTGAATTTTTGCAAGGGTAAAGGAGACATTTTCGACTTCGAGTATAAGACAGCTGGCAGGATGTCAGGTGATATGAACACTTCTGTTGGAAACGTGATTCTAATGACATCTGTGTTGTTGCATTGGAAAGAGACCTTAGGGTTGAATTTCAAGTTAGTCAACAATGGAGATGATTCTGTTGCAATAATGGAGCTTTCAGAACTGCCAAGATTTCTTGATGGATTTGATTTATTCTTTGTTGCTTATGGATTCAACATGGTTGCTGAAGAGCCCGTATACCGTGTTGAGCATATTGAATTTTGCCAGATGAAAC